CTCCTCTTTTAGAATCTCGCACCACGTCTAACATAGACTGATGTGGAAGGCCCGCGCCCATGGTACGTGGCTTACTAACTAACAGGGGTGTCAACCCTTTGTGATGTTAGCAGTCTATTCCCATAGCTCCTGGTCTTCCCAAGTCAGCGTGTTAAACGCCGGTAGCGGGAAAGGTGCTTTAAGCTGCACGAAGCCAGTTTCTCTCGTGTTCTCCTAGTTCAGGATAACCTTGGAAGTCTGGTAGTGAGTGCCAGTACTCTCGTACTGGAGCTCCTGCTCGTGACACCGTTAAGGCGAAGGCATTGTCTGTTGGAATAGTACCCTCTTCTTTACTAAATTGGATATCGAATCTCATAGAGAATTCGGTAGCCTCTTTAAGTAAGGACAAGGACCATTCTAGAGAAGGTTCACCGTATCGAGTCGCTTTCGCGATCCGATCGAGAACATCATCTAGGTAGTCTTCGGGATCTTCATCTTTCAGAAGAATATCTTCAGCCACACTTCGAATCTGAGCCTTTAAGACGTCGTCTTTCACTCTGTTACACTCGACTAACACGCTCGCTAGGGTATGAACCTTAGCATCGTATTTAGCCACAGTTTCCTTAACCAGCCCTAAGGCTGAAAGGTACGCTGTTTGAGCGGCAAAGGGAAGGATCTCGTCCTCGGCAAACTCTAATCTATCCTCATAATGAGAAATGATAGAGCTAACCTCGGACTCAGATTCCCCATTCAACATTTTTACAACAGCTCGCATCGCCTGGTTTCCTGGGACACTAACCTGTGAAGGTTCGTAGTCCTCCCCTTTCAAATGAGAGGGATCTACCAGTAACGACAATGCGAGTGCTAGCGTTCCTTTATTACGAGTAATTAAGGAACCTAGTATACCGATAAGACCATGAATCATACCTGTTTGCACAGGTATATTCATATCTTTTCCAAATCTCACGAGAACAGCTTTCAATAAGCTTTCTTTAGAGATTAACAATCTGCTTCCCAGGCGCAATGCCAAGTTGATCTTACCAGGTAAGTTATTCCCTTGCAGGAATTCTTTCCAGGAAAGACCTGAAACGTCATGTAATCCTAATGAAGTTCTTTTAGCGAACTCACAGACTGGACGGTATAAAGCAGGTATTGATTTACTAGGGTTACAGGGAACACCAAGTTCCTCCATAACCTTAAGGTACTCAAGGTAAATATCGTAATCAAAGATTACAATATCATCACCGAGTACTTCGTAATTCGAATACCATGTTGTCTGAGTACCACGCACTCGGTGTACAGAAAACTGTACAATCAAGTGATGTGTAAGTGCTAGCATAGCCCAGGAACTCAACGCTCCCATAGGCTGCCCGGTTGCATACGTTAATCCTTTTCCTTTCGGAAGCCCATAACTACCTACCTTTTCGGTAGAAGGAATTATGTATTCTCTTGTAGTTAAAAGTTTTCGCCACGCCAATCCAAATCCTTCTATACCAGTGAAGACGTCTAAGACGTCCCCTTGGATAGAGATCGGAAGTCGATCGGTCGCGGAACTTAAATCTACTGAGAACGCATTACCAGATGCAGTAGCTTTCTCTTGAGCTCGTTTAAACGAGGCATCTTGATCAAAGGTACCGTCATTCGGTAGAGATCCAAGCAATTTAAACAAACTGGAATGCAACGGGTTTAACACCGATTGCGTCCAAATGTCTACAATTGCAAAGATTCTCAATTTCCCTGCTGCTTCTTCTTTAAAAGAGAACTGCCCTCCTCTAAGCGCCGTGGTAAGGGACATCGGGTTTACGAAACCCTGTGTACCTTTTCCCGGAAGCCTAGTAGAAGCGCACGAATCTATTTTACCGTCATAGGCAAAAGACCCCTTTACAGGGATTCTTGCCCCGGCCTCTAATAAGTTGGCAAGGAGAGAAATCCCCAAGTCAAACTTACGAAAGAGTACACCGGAACGGCTTACCCTACAGTAATCTTGGAAGATGGTGTAATCCTCAACGGATTGCGCCCACCAACAAAGATCTGTAAAGTAAGAATAAGAAGCATTATAGTTATTAGGCCCGGAAGCCTGAGAGTTAACAATGTAACTCGCAGATGTTTTAACTTGCCCCGGTTTAAAACCCGGAATAAGTTTCCACATATACGTAAAAGTGAACCATTTGAAATCTCGGAGAACACCCTCCTGTCCTGTATAAGGATCAGTGATGGTATTCATCTTCGGTTTCAATGGACCTTCAAGAATTCGGAAGATGTTAAACAACGTCAACCAAAATCTGATGATTCCTGTATGCCCTTCTCGGATTGATCTTCGATCGACCTTCGATATTATTGAAGGAAGACCGTTAATTAACCGAGGTAAAGGCAAATCAGGATTCGCCTCACGTAAGCTGCCGTATGGACTACCAGCGATAAATCGCTGTAGAGCAACTGAATTCCCCTTTAACCATTGAATGGTAAAGGTTGCTCCATGATTTCGATAAATTCGAAATACATGTTGCAAAAAGTTATTAGTTAGTCGAACACGAGTGGAAACTTTCACTTTCTGAAGAGAGAGTGCGGCTAATCGCCACGCCTCCTTCATAATAGTGCTAAGTAATTCTTTCGAATTGCTTAGGGCAAACATGCTTTTACCCATTCCCGCTACCTTAGATCTTAACGTTGACTTGTTAAGATGGAATATACTATTTCGTCTTTTCATGTCGCAGGGGATATAAGGTAAAGGGGATAGGACCAAACATTCCGCTGTTCCCTCTCGGGGACGGCAGTTTGAAAGGTGCCACCCGGTCCGTGAATGCTCAATGAACCGAAGTTCGAGATTGCATTCAACCTAGACCGCTCCTTACGGGA